CCGTCAGCTTGGGATAACCGGCTAAGATATCCTCAAGCTCTTCGCCCTCTGCCATTCTCCGGCGGATGACACGGAGCATGATGTTTTTCGCTGCGTTACTCATTATGCTTCACCCCCTAACAATTCTGCTAAAACCTCGTCCTGCTCTGCCTGTGTCTGTTCAAGACTTTCAAAACGAAGTTCTGTCTTTGATTTAATGTGCATAGTGACCATAACGGTTCCGTCCTCATAGACGGTTGCGGATTCAAAAGACAGATTCTTATATGTACCGTAAATTTTCTTATCCTCGCCTGCCACGGTAAGCTCCGTGACCGGTCGAAAGGCTTTCTCAATGTCTGCTACTTTCTGTTCCATAAGTAAAAACGAAATACTGTCAATTCCTGTAATTACTGAACTATAGGCGTACTCTACGCCGTTTACTTTAACAAATTCCATGATTTCTACCTCCTATTTTCTAATGCCGTAAATCCTAAGCGGTACGCAACTGCCGTTATAAGGTTTTGTCGAACTGTTAGCTGCCACGCCCTTATAATAGGCTTTATCAAAGACTATATTTTTAAAATAGCCCCCGGAGCTGACGTGCGAGATTCCTAAAGTTACTTTTCGATAAGCAATCGCAGCGGCGTATTCGTTATCACTATGAACGTTTAAAAACTGATGTAAATATGAGACACAATTATCCCAGTTGCCTAAAACAGAACAGTTTCCGTCTGTTGAATAAATTAAAAACATCATGTATTCTTCTGGAGCTGTGATAATGTATCCTTTCAAGGAAGTAGCATCATCATCGGTCGTAAAATTACTCCCGGTGTTATACCAGATAAGATCTAATTTTCCACAAAAATTATTTAACATATATGCAAGTGTCCCGCTGATACTAGCATTTTTTTCCCTTGCATCCAGTACATATCCGGAAGCCGTAACAGCACTGCTCTGTGTAATCTTTGAATTAGGGACAGCGGCCGCTGCTAAATTATTAACAACCACCAGCTTATCATAAATGCTCTTCACATCAAGAAGCGTATTAAACATTGTCTCAACTTTTTCAATAGCAAGACCGTTAATTTTTACTCTGTAGAGTAAAAAATCATCCTCGTCATCTCCATTAAGGATATTACCTTCTACATATTCCGGATCAGTATAATTGTCACCGCTAGTTCCCTTTATAACTGCAATAGTTACAGATTCTAAGCCGGTAAGTGAATCTCTTTTATATTTAGCAACAATAAGATCCGTTCTCTTAACTCCCTGTAAACCATTATCAATCTCACATTCCTCATAGTCAGCATGTTCAATGCCAAACTGTCTGCCCTGATTAATACCATATCCGTCCTTAACTCTAATAAGATTATTCGATATGATCTCATATGCAAATTTATTCCCGATATTAAATATGTACTTACCTGTGCCTATTATCCCCGCATTTCTCGCTCCATCATCTGCTGATGTGACGTGTGCCGCACCTGTTCTTCCCGTAACAATTTTCATGCCCATTAGAATCACTCTCCTATCTCATATGTTATTGTTTCTTCATTTCCTTTAATTTTTAAAATCTTTTTTGTAATTACTTTCCAAACACTTATATTCGTTATGTTCTCAGCAGCTCCAACAATATCTCCAATATCGTACTCAATATCCGATGAAAGTGCCGTATAAATTTTATCTTTATCGGAAAGTTCCTTGAATTTTTTTATTCCATTTGCAACCAGATCCGCATAGCTATCTGTAAATTTCTGATAGTAAGTATTTAAAACCCAGCTTGGAATAAGTTCGACAGATGATAGTAGTTGATAATACTTGTTATTTTCAAATGTCGGTGCAGAAGTCGTTTCTTTTTTTGTATAATAATAGTTCTTTTTCCACTCTTCCTTCCGATTTACAGACAGCTTTGTATAAAATCTCCTCGGTTTCCATTTGGGACATTTCGCATCCGCTATTTTCAAATAATTGTTTTTAATGACCACTCTTCCTTTATAAACAAAATCACTCTTTTTACTGAAAGCACCCGTTCCGGCAACTCCTTCTGCCCTTTTCTCCCTTTCTATTATCCTTTCTTTTCTATAAGTTCCATCAGCTTGCCTAGTTACCTTCTCATATGCGAAGCCATAGACCGGATCATTCCTATAATAATTTTGATAATTTGTTTTCCAATCAGACGGTTTCATCGTCTGATGCTCGTATTTATCTTTCGTAATTCCTTCCACATTTTTGTACTCAGCAGTTACGCCATCAGACCAATAGTAATAATAATTTTTATAGTTTTTATTCCAATCAGAAGGCTTCCTTGTCTGCTTCTCATAACTAACTGTAGCTATACCTTCTACATTTAAATACTTTCCGCTATTTGAAACATAATATTTAGAAAAATTTTTTGACCAATCTGAAGGTTGTGCAGTGAGAACACTATAAAAATTATCACAACTCTTTTCTAGCTTTTTAAATTCTCCCTCCTCCTGATAGTAATAATTTGTATAAGTGCTCCCCCAGTTCTCCGGTCTTTTTGTCATCAGTACATAATTAATCGTGTCCTGCGCGTTACTATAATCATAAACGGATATCCTCTCATCAGATCCGGTTAAGAGTCTTTTACTCTCGTCTAATATGTAATGCTCATTACAATACGGATTTTTAACAACAGCATATGGTTGTATTCCGCCGTTTTCATCACTGAACAGATGTATTACATGACGATTTCTTAAATTTCCTGTACCAAGACATATCAAATGATTTATTGGATGATAATCTTTTTCAATACTAAAATCCATTTGGGTCTTATCCCATTCTTCGTCCTCACTATAATCCACAAGTGGAACCACTGATAAAACAACCTTGGAACCATCATAACTCATTTGGAGTTTTGCTGAATTTTCATAAAGCATATCTCTAATGGAATCATATAGAAAGACATACCTCGCAAATTGATAGTCTATAGTTACACCGGAATCACTTGTTATAACGGAAAACAGATCCTCTAAACCAACTCTTGAAATAAGTACATGCAATATCTGATTAGCTTCTCCTGACACGGTAAAATAATCCTCTCCAACATCTGGTACCATAACTTTGCTGTTTAAGATTCCATGCCATGTTCTTCCTTCATAACCTACTGTAGATGTTTTTGTATTCGGGCATATTTTATCAATAATTCCGCCATACTCCGTATCCTGAAAGTAAACAAATGCCCCTGCCTCACAGCAATGTTCTTCTAAATCCACTTTTAACAAAAAGTCATTTTCGTCCTTGCCAAAAGCCATATCCAGTTCATAAGAAGTAATGACACCCACATCTCTTCTTTTTTTATCAGTATATATTAAATCCAAGGTGGCTCACTCCTCTCTATGTACAATGTCAGATCAAACCCAAAGGCTCCACTCCATGCTGCTGTACTTATACCAGGTGGGATTTTTTTGAAAATGTCAAATGTTTTATCGCGTAAATGAAAAAGATTTACACGTTCCCCATTGTTTTTCACCTTATAAATCTTTTTCATAACCGAATTAATAATGATATACTCTCCTGTTTCCAATGTAGTATAAACAGCATACGTTTGAAACCCAATACTGATAACAGGATTTTCACAGGCCCCATAAATCACAAATTCAAAATCAGCACCGGTATAACCTTCATTACTAATAAAACAGCTTTCTCCAAGACCTGCAAAATCATATTTAAAATCATATGGATACTCTAATCCGTCTGCATTATACACTGGATTGGTTGCCCCTCCAAACGAATATTTCTCTTCCTTTCTCCAAACTGGATTCTCGCACAAGATACTACACTCAAGATGTGATACCTTCCTATTCCAATCGGACTTCTGACTCTTGATTATGAAGCACTCTATAAAATATTCTCCAATATAAAGTCTTCCTGCCGTTTGACTTGCCACATCATAATCAAATGTCTTTAGCAGTTCCTCTTTGACAGCCGCATGATCTTTAGAGTTTCCTCCTACTATTGCAATTTGGAATTCCTTTTCTGATAGCTTTTTGTAAAATTTACGAACCTTATTTTGATTAATGTATTGCGTACTATAATCCCATTCATAATTGAATAATTCCATATCCGCTAACATCTTACAGGGATATCGGTCTAAATCTATTCTTTTTCCAATACTATTTAAATAATAAATTCTCATGTATTAATTATACCCCTTCACAATTCTTCCAAGTTCTCTATCATCAATGGTTATCTTCAATCCCGACTTTCCGATTGCATCCGCTGTTGCTCTTCCTAATTTCTTATAATCGAATCTGTCCGTTGTAACATTTCTGCTGCCGGCAAAATTCATCTGCATGACTTTTTCATTAGCCTGTATGGAATTTCCTAACGTATCATACGGATTGTACTCCTCTAATGGCTGTTCAAATCCTTCGACACACATCTGTCCAATCCACCTGAACTTTCTGGACGGTGAATTAATGTCAAACGCCTTTTTTATTGCACCAAGCACATCGCCACCAAACCCTTTTACCTTGTCTACGATCCAGCCTACTTTATCATTAATTCCATTCCATAATCCTATGACAAGATTTCCTCCAATTTCCACAACCGCTTCAAAACCAAGTTTCAATGCATCTAGTACAGCATTAACAATTTGGGGTACATTTTTTACTAACACCGGAATATTCTGAATTAACCCTGCTCCTAATTTTAAAATCAATTCCGCTGCACCTTTCCCCAATGTTCCAGCACAGTTGATAATTGCCTCACACAATTTTGAGATCAGAATCGGAGCCTTTTCTATTAGTATAGGTAATGATGCAATCAACCCCTGTGCCAATGCTATGATGATTTGAATTGCCGCATCTACAAGCATATCAATGTTATCTATCAATGTGTTTACTATCTGAAGCATCACTTCTACGATAGTTGGTACTAACGTTGGCAGTGCCTGTGCAATTCCTAATGCCAACTGAACAATGAGTTGCAAACCCATTTCGATAATCTGCGGTAACATTTGAATAAAGGTTGTAACAAATTGACTCATGATCAGCATTACTCCCGTTGCTATTTGGGGGAGATTTTGCTGAAGACCGGTAACAATTGCCTGCAGCATATTCATTCCTGAAGTTATTAATTTCGGTAATACTGTATTAATAATCTCTGGAATTCTGTTTACAATTATCGGCAGCAACGTTTCAATGAGCGTACCTATACCATTAATTGCAATTTCAATACGCGGGAGAATATTGGTAGCGGCCGTTGATGCACTGGTCACAAAATTATCTACAAGAACATTAAAATCTTGGTTATCGTCCGCAATTCCCGTAACCAGATTACTCCATGCAGACTTTGTCATATTAACAGAGCCTTCAATCGTTGTACTTGCTTCTTTTGCTGTTGTGCCTGTAATGTCCATCTCTTCCTGTACTACATGAATGGCATCTATGATATCCGCATAAGACGATATATCATACTTAATGCCGGAGATTTTAGAAGCTTCTTCCAGAAGCCTTGACATCTCTTCTTTTGTTCCACCATAACCGAGTTTAAGATTATCCAACATGGTGTAATTCTGTTTGGCAAATCCCTGATATGCATTCTGTATATCCTGCATATTCGTGCCCATTTTATTGGCATTATCGGACATATCTGTTATCGCAACATTAGCCTTTTCGGCTGCTGCTGTAGTATCTCCATCCAAGCTCTGTAGAAGAGATGCGGAAAAGCTGGTAACCGTATTCATATACTCGTTTGCTGATAAACCGGCAGTCTTATAAGCGTTATTTGCATAGTCCATTACAATTCCCTGACTATCTTTAAATAATGTCTCAACACCACCAACTAACTGCTCATATTCAGCGTAACTTTTTACGGCATTTGTTCCTAACACCACCACACTTGTAGCTGCCGCTGCGGTTGCAGCTGTAAATGCTTTCAGACTAGCAGAAGCCGCTTTTTTCAGTCCCCCGCTTAAGCTGTTTACCCCTTTTTCGACACCATCACTGTTTAATACAGTATCAAATATCAACCTACCATCTGCCATACTCTCTCACCTCTTTTCAAAGGCTCAAGCTCTATGGCTCTGGCTCAACTAAAATACCTCTCAAACTCTTCATTTTGATGTTTTTCTTCTTCAGTAAGTTTTTTGGGAAGTTCCCAAGCATTTTTTAACTTTTTATAAATCTTATCGTGGTTCTCTACCTGTTCTCCAGTATAAGAACGATAACCCATAATCTGACATAATCTCGTATTTTCGCTGATTCCATTCAGAAGAGCTTTAAACTTATGCCAATGCATCTTTGCCTCGCATAGATCAATCTTATAGTCCTGCATAAATGCACTGTAAATATAATCTGAATCAATTCTAAAGTCTAAAATTCGCTCTTCCACATCTTGAATTCCTCGCGGAACTACATTTTGCGGATATGCAAAATCAATAATTGTCTGATAATCTTCTGGTTTCTCAAATTCAGGTAATAGATTCTTAAATAAATAGCTAATATCCATTACACCCTCATATCCACCATCTCTAAATGCTTCAAACTCTAAACAAAAACGCATCCATACTCGGAAATCTGTATATATAGCATAGGCTTTACCATTTACTATTACTGTATTTGGCAAAGCCTCTGCAAAACTTATCATAAGTTTCTTACTGGCGGTCTAAAAGCCGCATTCTTTGTAAGATTCTGCAAATTTCCGGCATTCTTTAAAACCTCTAAGATCAACTTACGATCATCATCACTTATACTGTCAAAAGCACTCGTATTTTTGGTATGTTCATTCATTGGTCTGTCATAACCTTCACAGATTCCGAGATATACTAATGAAAGCTCATTAATATCTATCTCTTCTAAGTCAGCGGTCTCAAAGATCTCCAAACATGCGTCTTCTCCAATTTTATCCTTAATGAATAAGTACATACCCTTTGTCTTTTTATCAATGTCTAATCCGCTGCTCATATTATTGCCATTTATCTGCTCAATCTCTTTTCGGATTCTCTTCGTAAACTTCGGCAGATCATACGCCCGTTCTTTATAAATCAATGTATATTCCATGTCCTATCCTCCTGCTTTAAGATTCTTTTGGTGTAAAAGTAATAGCACCATCACTATTCGTTGCCGTTCCTTTTTCAATGGTACCGCCAAACGCGATTTGGAAATTCAATTTAGACTCTACGGCATTTAAGTCTTTTACAGACACAATAGCATCTGTTTTCCAGGCTTTATATCCCCCTGCTGTTTCCGGCTCCTGCTTAAAAACTACCATACATTCGATATGTGCCTCGCTTCCAACTCTCTGTTCATAAAAGTATGGAAACATCATCTCATAGTCATCTTCACCCTTCATCATCGTTAAATCCTGATCGATACTTGGCTTATAATTTTTAAGTTCTGTGGTCGGTGACTCATCTGCAATATAATCATTTTCTTCCGTCTCCGGATTCATCGAGATTGTAAGTTCCGTAGATTTTTTAATGCGAGTCCATACCGGACTTGTAGATGTTCCTTTATTTAGCATTAATGCAATCTGATGTTTTTTTACCATGCTCCATTTACCTCCCTTGTTCTGATGTATGTGATTTTTAATGAGATTTGATATAATGCTGTATTATTTTCTTTGGCTTCAAACATATACGGTGTTCCCGATAATTCAATATCCGTACATTCCCTGTTATTATCTAATTTAGGAAAATCCTGATTATATTGACAATCATCTACCCAATAAGCAAAATTCTCTAACCACTCATCATTATCTTCTCTGTCTCTTTGTTCCTGACCTTCCCGGACTACGAACAGCTGATAATGTTCACTAATTTTATACGAATTATCGTTATATTCTTCTGTCTCTCTATTAGGACTTTTAAAAATCCCTAATGAATCAGCACCTTCTCCTACCTGATCCGTACTGACTTTAACCGCTTTCATAGCATAGCCTTTTAGCCATTCCGAAATTGATTTACTTACTGTCAACTAACTTCCTCCTACAATTCCTTTTACTCCTCTTAGGATTGCATCTTTTCCACCATCATTTTTCATCCGCTCAAACCAATATGTCCCACGCTTAGGTGCTCCTTGGAATATGGCCTCACGGTAATACCATCGTCTGGAATACGGTGTCTCATAAACAACCTCACCACTACCGATCTGTGTATTTATGACTCCACTTCTTATCAACTCTCCTGTATCCATAGGAACATACTCCTGACACCTTCTCAACACTTCACTGTCAATAAACTGCTGTACCTTTCCGCCGCTTTCCAGTCCCCGTTTTCTTATAATTTCAGCAGTATTCATGTGAACGGTTTTCAACATAAATTCAAATACCTGTTCCTCGCTCACTATTTACACACCACCTTTATATGTTTCAATCGGGGCTTATTCCGGTTGTCGGATACACTCGCCACTGTCACGCAGTCATAATCAGTGCGGAGATGCTTGATTCTGTACTCATCCGTGATTTCGGTCGTAACCTCGCCCTGCACAATCACGTCCAAATTTCCAGCCTCATCCAGTGTCCAATATTCCGATGTGTCTGCTAACCTGCGGAAGTCGTGCTTTTGAAGATATTTTCTGTCGCACAATGCTGCTTCTGGAATTGTAACATTCACGGTCGTTGCAAGATTTACTTTTCCATCCGCCGCCACGGTTTTTACCGTCTTTCCAGTAACCATCACACCTTTAATCACCGTGCGCTGATATCGGTCATCCGGCAGATGGTTATAAACTGTGATCGTATCAGTGAAAATTCCCATCATAGGCACCCCATCAGTCCAGTGCCTGAAAGCCACTGGAAACATACGCTGCGTAGTTCCTCTTCCACCTGCTCTTTCGTTACATTAGCATAGCTTTCCGAGTACCCATCATTACTGGTTGATGTCACACCAGATCCAGCTCCCACGCTGTTCTGATCTGCCATAGTATTGATCAAATTTGCAACCGCTGCTTTTACCTGTTCAAGTTTGTAGCCGGTGGCTGTCCGTGAACGGAAATGCGTATAAATCTCCACTTTCACTTCCGCTCCAGCAAGTGCTGCATCAAACTCTTCCTCTGTCAGTTTTGGAAAATGGGAGCTGTAATACCCCCAATCAATATAAGACATTACTGCTCCCTCCTCTTTAAACTTTTTTCAGCTTTGCAACTTCCGTTTTTAACTTTTTATTTTCTCCTGTCAGCTTTGCAACTTCCGCTTTCAACTTCTCATTCTCATGTTCCAATTCTACGGACTGATCTCTAATTTTCAAATCTGATCCCAAACCTACCGTTCTCATACGCAAACCTCCTTAGCCTTTTTTATGAAGATAAATTCCGGCACGTTTATTTTTGTAACCATCTACCAGACCATATTTACGATATTTTAAAATATCTGAATCTGCATTCGGATTACTTGCTGCCGGAATGATATCATTTGCTACATGCTTATCAAATTTAATGATCGCCGGTTTATGAATGATCATAAAGTTGATATCCTCTCCTGCCGCAGATACCTTCTCATAATATGTACCAACACTTCCTACTGCTGGACTTTCAACCACGGTATACACTTCTTCGTTCTTTGTGTAATAGGTCTTGCCACTTACAATAGATGTATCTTCCGTTTTCACATACTTCGCCGTAGCTTTCTGGTAATGTCCAAGTTCCTCTCCTGGTGTTCTACCATCCAATAAATCAATTGCTGTATAGAATCTCGCCTGTGGAACACTCTTCTTCGCAGCAAACTTTGTAAGGATTTCTCTTGATTTTGTGGTGTCAAGAGAAATAACACTGTTTAACAGCGTCGGTGTCGCATATAACAATCTGTCTTCCTGTGGTACTTCATCCTCATCCATCTCACTCCATGCAGTAAGTAATGCTTCTAAAAAGTCTGATGCGCCGCTAATGACCCCTGTCTCCGTAGAGATTCCATCCAAGGCTGCAATCTTAGCAAATGTAAATGCATCTGCTTCCGGTGCTGCTTTCTGACGCATCAGTTCTGCTCCTGCCATTCCGAAAGCAAGATTTCTTGATTCCTCATTGTCCATAACATCTACTGAAATCTTTGTACCTCTGTCATAATTAAATGCAGCAGTTTTCCACTGTAAATCTACCGCACCAGATGTATAACCACTATTTCTGTTATAATCGCCAAGACCCGTTACGGTAATCTGCGGATAAATGATCTCATTTGCATTTGCACCCGCTTTACACATAGTCGCATCAGAAGTCAGATCTGATGTTACAGATGCAAGCCTGTAAACTTCATCAAGATTGTTAATATAGTTTTTAGCTAATTGAATGTTATTTGGCATTCCTTTCCCTCCTTATTTCTGTTCTTTGTTAGTTGCTAACGGTGGCAATCCCATAACTGCTCTCATTTTTGCATCTTCAGCGTCAACATTGTTTCCATGCACTGCACCGATCAAGTTGCCTGTTCTTACAACATCCGGTTCTGGCTTTCCAAAAAGCATTTTGCTGTCTTCTGCTTCCGCTAATTTCTTCAACGCTTCAGCAATATCTTCTTTTTGATTCTTTGATTCCTTTAATGCTTCTAAATCCAATAACGCAGTAATCGCTTTCACATTCTTGCCGTTAGCTGCGATAATATTTTCTTTTAAAGCATCGTTAAAATCACGGTTTGCCAGTTTTTCTTCGTAATCAGATTCAATTGCTTTTTTGGAATCCTCCAACTCTTTGATCCTCTGATTCAAACCGGACACATCAGCATCTTTAAACTCGTCTAATTTACCCTGCAAATCTTTCATGGCTTCGTCATTTGCTTTTAATGTCTCATTTGCCTTAGCAAGTTTCTCCGACTGGTTCTCATAATCTGTGACCGTTTTATAGTTTTCCAGTACAGATTTCTCAAACTCCTTTCTTTTATCTTCCGGCACTTCTAAACCGTACTCTTTCATGATTTCAAAGATATTCTTCATTCTGTCCTCCTAAAATATTTTTGAATCGCACTTTCTGCGATATGGGAATCTTTACACCTAAACTGTTTTACAGCAAAAAAGCCGAGTAGTAATCACTTGATCTCTCAAGATGTTACTACTCGGCTCTAGGCTCTAGCGTGATCAAATATTCTTTTTTACATCTTTTACAGTATCCGGGGAATTTTCTTAAAACTGTGTCAGGTCTTACTTTGAACATTTTCTTTCCACATCCCGGACATTTGTACCATGCATAATTCATATTGTTATTCATGATTTCATGATACACTATATACTATATAAAAACAAATTAATAATTGCCTGTTACAATATTCTCTTGATGTCCTCTAGCTTCAACTCAACCCTTATACTGAAACAATTTTAGCATTCTTCCACATAAGTATGTTATCCATCCCCGTAGGATTGAACAAATATGGTTCATCTCCGTTTTTGGGCACACATATATATGACACTCCATAGCATGTTTTTTTACATTTAGGTGAAAAAAGCCACTTATCGCTTGCATCCTTTGCTTCATCGATGCTTGCATAATCATTTTCTAAAAAAAATTTAGTTGCAATCTCACATGCTTCTTTAAATTCAACCACAAAATCACTCCTTTTCACATGCATTAATGCCCCTAGTTGATATAGTCGCATTATCTATTCTAAAAAATAATGTGTCATTATATCCCAATATCTCTGCTTCTTTTTTATTATAATATTTCCCTTTTTGCACGTCAAGAAACTCTATTTTCCCATTCACATTTTCTACAACTATAGCATGTCCTCTGTTATTCTCTGTATTCTTCAGACAAATACAAGCTCTCGCTCCATCCCCCCACTCTTTCATCTGTTGCTCAATTTCATCAAATGCAACTTTATTAAAAGTAATTGGTTCTATATTCTCCCATGCAAGCTCTGGCTTATTTCGCAACACTGAATTAGATTTACCAGCAATAACTTTATAATCTCGGCATCTCATTTCATAAGCAATTGTTGAATTAACACAATTATTACTATACTTAATAGCCTGTTTGTCATATGGTAATGGATTTGCTATAAATTTAGGATTTGTCCCTAATAATTTTTCTCCATCTACAAACTCAATCTTTTCCCATGTTTTAGGAATAGATGCAGTATAACCACGATACTGATCCGAAATCCATTTCATTGTTTTTGTCTTATTTAAATCACTGCTCCCCGGCACAACTCTAAGCCGTTCATTCTTCGGTCTGATATCCACATCCGCACTGAACCGCTTATAGTCTGCTGTCTGCTTGCGAAGCCTGCTCTGCAACTCCTTAGTATCTCCACCAAGCACTTTTTGTGCTTCGATTTCTCTCTTAGTAGCTCTGATCTGACGCTCCATTTGTCGCTGCTTCTGCGTTGCATGATAATAATCGTACTTTCTACCATTTACCGTAACAGGTCCCGGCTCCGGTTCCCACTGATTTGGTTCTGATATTCCTTCAAAAAATGGATACATCATATGGCGGCAGTTATATCCAAGCAAGCCAGCGGGATTATTGGGATATCCGGTCACATCTTCCAAATTCCGAATTACATACCCTAAACGTCTGCTTTCTTTTGCGTGATTCCCATTATCTAGGGCATACACCTTACCCTGCCAATATGCATGATCCGATTGTCCACAGGAACCATCTGAACGTGCTCCCCAATGGGAACTTACCTCTACTAATGCTCCCTCCGTCTTTTCAATATTCATTATGGTTACCTTACCGGATAATTGTGCAGATGCTGTTCTGATACAATTTCTTACGGCAGTATCCAGTTGCATACTACGGCCGCTCTTATAATCAATTGTTCTTAAGCCACTCTGTGCTAAATTATGCACACAATCATTAACTACTTGCTGCCAAGAATATGCTCCACCGGTCAGTTTTATTAATCCCAAATCTAATTGATTTTGATAAACATCTTTTAATGCTGAAAAGCCGGTATTTTTGAATCCCATTGTTTTTGTAAGGTTTCTCAATTCTTTATTTGTCTGTAATGCCATTGCATTTACAATTTGATGAAGTTCATCCCCCTCAGTCAAAGTTTTTCCTGCCTGTCTCCACATTGACAAATCATTATTGAATGACATATTGCCTGCACTGGCTATCACTTCATTTCCCTGCTCTTTAGCTTGTTCTACGATTCCTTTGACTTCTGCTGCAATATATTCTTTATATTCTTTTGTGTTTTCAGCCACAAACATCTGATAGTCTTTGTCCGCCCGTATTAACTTCATAACCTCACTCTGAATCTTCTGCGGTGAAAAACCTTGATTCATAAGTGACTTAACCATAAGTTCTGCCGTCTCTGTATATCGTCCCGTCTTCTTTACACGCCGGGCAATATCTGCAATAATCTCCTGTTCTAATTTCTGGTAAAGCGGTGTTAACTTATCTCCCAATACTTCTATTTGCTTTTCTGTCAGCATAGGCTAATCCTCTGTCTCATCGTCTGTATCTTCCAAATTTCCTTCATTGTAAAGTTTGACTGCCTCATCTTCCGATAAATTGTATCGATCCATCAGATACCAAATCGTGAGTTTAGGAATTTCTCTAAAAGATAATGCATCTGCCCGTTTGCTTTCCATCTCGCTTTGCCGATCCGTAACATACGAATCATCAAAACTCACTGTGATTTCCTCATCCACATTCCAATTTGTACCTTGAAATGTATTAGAAAACCATAGTATTGCTTTACAAATATCCCTAATATAGCCTTCTGCCTCTGTACGCTGCTTATTAAGCTCCTGCATTGCATCTTGTCGCTCCCCAGCATACTCTGTCGCGGTCTTGATTTGTCCATTCTCGAAGCTGTATTTTTTTGTCCCGTAACCGAACATAGTTGACAATAATGATAAGCATAACTCAAAAGCCTTTGTGATGGAATCCACTCTGATTTCCGGATTAATTTCTTGTACCAGGTCTTTCTGATCCGGAAGTTTTTCATTTCCAAGCATTACAAAAGTTTTCTTTATCTGATCATTTGGTGTAATTGGATTTCCACTCTCATCAAATTTGCATAGGATTTCATTGACTAACACCAGTTTATCCGCTTTATCTAAATCGCCAAATAATACATTGAAACATAAATCTACCGCCTTTAATATTGCAATTGCACCATATAACTTTGGATATCCATATCCCAGCATATTGTCAATATTATTAACTTCTGCATTACGCAGGACAGCAAATGGTTTTACACTTCCCAGCTGCACAACAGTAGTACACTCCGGTAATTTAGTCCCATACTCATCGAATACATTTGTCTCTGATACATAATTACCATTTGCATCCATAATAAAATCTACCACTGTAGTCCTCACTTTACCTCCGATCAAGTTCGTCCCCGCAAATGCCGCCTCTATGACTTCATCATTTTCAACCGTAAGTGGTACAAAATTTTCTGCATTGACATAATTAAGGCGGATATCTCCACCTCTTGCAGTGTTATCTGCCATAATATCCGCATTGTCCAATCTTACATAGCATGCAGCGGTTCCCTTTGCTGATACATTCTCAATCTGCTTACGATACATCGCAAGAAACTGATTTTTTCGTAAAATATTCTCCAAGAAACTATGCTGATCTACATCCTTTCCCCCATTAACCTCTGCCACTTCACACAAATTTGCATCATCAGCACAACATCGCTTTGCAAACCCCATTCTGTTAAATTCAAATTGCGTCCCATGAACGGTGGTCCGTTTATGAAAATCTTCAATTACCCGATTAGCATACCAATCATCACACTCTTTAATGATACCCTGTGCTTTATCATTTACGTCATATCCTTTATTTTCCAAATATGTCGCTATAAAATCTCTCATTGTTTTCCTCCTCTATCTGTCTAAATCGATATATTCTACAAAATCAATCCATGAGTAACAAAATGCATCGTACCAGTCATTGCAGTTTCCAATATTCTTATCCTCTGGAATGTTTGGCTTCTTTTCGTCCCACTTCAAACCCCCAAGAGCTTTTCGCAATTTTGTACACGTTCTATTAATCTTTAACCGACCTGTTGTAAGCAACATATCAATTGTTCTCAAGCGTTCCGATATCTCATTTTTACGACATCCGACTATATTTCGATATGGAAGGTTTGCCTTTCTCGCCGCACTCCGCAAACTGTTAATCATTGTTGTACTAGCAGAATCTGGAAATACCCAATTAACTTTTTCATATTTTTGAATACAAAGGTTATAGAACATAATGAATTCCTGACATATTCGATCAGCGTCAATATCAGGAGTCAACTCCAATCCCTCCTCTTCTGCCGGTCGTAAATCATGATACTTGTTAAAATATAGTGTGCACACCATTGTTGTCATGGATTTATTACCACCGAAGTCAATTCCCACTACTACTTTCGATGGCTTATGAATTAATTTTCCTTTTGCATTTCGCTCCATTAATGGATCTGTTTCATCATACAGGTATGGTTCATTGTTTTCTGCAAATCGCCGGAAGATAATTCCATCTGCTACCACTCTTTCTCCTGCAATATCCCTTTTATACCAAACGGAACCTTTATCGTAAGTTCCTAATACCTTGCGTATCTTTTCACACGACAGGCTCATATTATCCAACAACGTAAAATGACCGTAATTATATCCATAATTAGAGTTTTTTTCCTGCTGTGTCTCGTGGAACTTAAGGATATCCGTATAATACCAGTGCTCTTCCTCTTTCGGATTCAAGTCATGAAAGATTTTCCGGTCGGAGCTTGAAAGTGTTCGGTCAAATACCTCCTTCAAAAACTTAGGATGACATTCATTTGCTTCGGTAACATATGCCATGCCATAAGTGTTACCTTTTATCAGCTTTTCATCTCCATCCTTACCGCCGCCGGATACAAGTACAACTTTTTCGCCCGTTTTCGTCTGTACATATACACAATCACGATCCTTATATTTTCCCTCCCGGCATCTACCTTCAAAGTAATTCAGCAAACCATATCCGTCACAATCTAATATATTTAATTTTGCCGTTGCATTCGATACACCGGCAACCAAATGAATCTTGTTTGGATGAACTTCTAACATCGAGCAGAATATCAACGTTTGCAACACATTTTTTCCGCCACGTTTGCCCCCCTCTGCTACATTAAACCAGCCTTTGAAGCACTCAATAAAATATTCATGTTGTCTTTGGCTTAAAGGTGCTGGTCTATTCATCTTCATGGTCCTCTTCAAATTCTTCGATCGTTCGATTTGGCACAGGATTCTGTAGGATATCTGCTATCGTCTGCATATTTTTTAATATCTCTTCCCCACTATTATCCTTAAGCTCCGCTTTCTTGCGATCAAATTCCGCTTTATATTTATCATCCGGATGCATAAGAAAATATTTTGTCAGCCAATCAATTGCCTTCTGCTTATCTGCCAGCTTTACTGATATCCCCTCTTTTCCCCTCTTAACTTCTTGGATTAACTGTGTGTCTGTATTTTGAGATTCTTTTAAATCAACTGTGCTGATCATATAGGTATCTTCTGTCTCTGAATCTGTAATCTCTTTCTGTCCAAATGACATGTAATTACCGATATCCGCAAAAGCAATTCGCATCTGCAATTCAACAATATCTTCTTCTCCTGCAATGATCTGTTGACGTTTTATCTCTTTCAAACGTTCTATTTCCTTGCGAACCTTGGGTTTTCTTAGGCTCTTGCTTCCCTCGACCATTGCATTTTCATAGCTGCATCCGTATGCTTTCTGGTAACTCTGTGCCGCATTGAAGGTCCGGCTATAATATATACAAAACATCTGCTGTTCTGGTGTAAGTCCATCATTCTGCAATGTGTCTTTCGTACCATCATCTATAGGTGCACCCTTTTGTTTTTGTGTGCACACCTTTTCAGTTTTGTGTGCACCCTTTTCTCTACTCCACGCATATCTTTTCTTCCAGCTCTTGACCGTGTTAATAGTTGTCCCGTATTTCTCCGCTATATCTTTATATTTCATTCCTGCTATATAATCCTGCTCTGCCTTTTCGTAATTTTCCAATGCCCCACTTCCTTTCCTTAAAAACAAAAAGAGCCAAATACACGAAACTATTTTTAGTTTCATATATTCGGCTCTTCGGCACTACTTTATGGATATACTATATAACAAAATAAATATTAAATCAATACACCTGATTCTTTATTACTCCACCTATACTACATCATGAGTGCTTTCTCTAGTACCATAGAAAATACCAACCATCGAATATTGACGGTTGGTATTTCTACTAAAACGGGAGCCATTCTCTAATTTCTTTTAAGCCCTTATAGGTTTTCATTAATGCAGAATTATCATTCAGATATTCCATTCCTTTAATTGTAATTGCAGCATTTTCTGTAAATGCTGCAACGGCTTTTTTGTTAGCTCCTCGAGGAAGTTGAATATTCTTTACAAGCCCATCGTCTTGCATTGCATCGAGAATATTGTAAAATGTTTCTTCCTCAATTCCATAATCTTTAGCCTTTGGAATATTTCCATCGGAAATTTCTTTCAAAATGCTCATTACAACTTTTAATTGATTTACTGCCATTTAGTATATCCCCCCAATCTTTTGTGATATGGAAATTATACCACTTCAACCGCCAATATTCAATTTTCAATGTTCAATACTATCTGTCAATCGACAGAATCTGACATGCCTTGTCTCATTATCTCATTCAAGCAGGCATTAAATCCTGCTCTGAACATTCTTTCTCCATGTTCTCCGATTCTGCGTTCTTTCTTCTCCGGCAGCTCCCGGAGCGGACACCAACTCGGTTTTCCACCCTCCATGATTTGCGCGTCCACAGTAAAAATAGTGAACAGCCTGTCCCTAACTAAGTACTTTTTTACCTTACACTCATTCAGCCCTCTGCAAAAAGGACACTCCCCGCACGATTCCGGCATATTCATTACCAATACTGCTTTAGCCATATCACTCACCTCCTAAATTTCAGTTCAATTTACAAATACCTTTATTTTCATCAAGTGTGACTATATTTCTTCGCGCAAGCACTCTCAATGTTGTTATTTGGCAACTGAAAATTGGAATGTTGCTGTTATGATCTTTGTGAAATTCACAATTTTCATATGTCCAAAACCCATGTTTTTTTATCAAAATATTTCCATGCGCCTTCATAACTCGTATAACATCTTCTTGTGCTCTTGATAAATCTTCATAACCATAAGCCATCTTTTATCCTCCGCTAAACTTTAATTTTCTTCCGGTTTCTCGCACTGCTCAAATTCGATCACCCACACCCACGGCGATGCATCCCAACCGTAACGATCAAGATCAGCTTTCTTGATGGTGCTGTTCCAAATTTCTATAAAATGTTCTTTGGCGGTATGTATATGGTCATATTCATTATCTGGGGCATGAATCATTCCTATGTTGTTTACTGCTCCCTCTGCTTCTGCTCCTGCTTCTGTAATATCCTGTAACCGCTCCACTCTCACATCCGTTACGTTAAGCCAGATACGCACCGCTTCTTTCGGCATGTGGATTGATGGGTGCCAACGGCAAGGCGATTTTCCTTTCTCCCAGACAAAATCCACACCGTTGTATTCGCATTTTGCTTGTCTGGCATCATTTCTGGATTGATTTACTAACCTATCAAACAACTCCCGGTCATGTATGTAAGTTAATTCTCCGCAAGTGCCGTCTTTATAGTCAAAGGCTATCATTTGATTGAATATATCCCATGCTCCAACACGCCATGTTTCACGAACGTACAGGATATCTCCCGGCTGATATGGAGCTCTTCTTTCCGGCACCAGCGGATAGCCACATTTTGCACAGTATACGTTCTCTGCCAGTTTGTCGTATATGTATTCGTTGTGCACATACTTACAATGCGAACACTCTTCCCATTGCGGTTTCACAATTCTTCTGGTACAACTCTTTCTCCCGTCCAGAATTGCCCGAACCATTTCTGTATTGAATAAAATCGGCTTAATTTCCATCTACTCCACCTTCCTTTACGATCTCCAACAAATCATCTACCAAATCCTTGACCTCGTACATCATCATTGTGTCATAGGATTTTTTCTGCTGCTCTGCTGTCTCGTTATCATACTTTGTGCAGCCATTCAAGAAAGCTGTTCGTTCCTCCAACTGCTCAACCACCTTGTCCGGATCGTAGACGGTCGAATAATCACGCAATGCGTAAATTACGTCTTGCATATCTTCCGCATCACCAAACATAACCGACCTTTCAAACGCATCCGCATCAATCAATCTTCCCATCTGTTCCACCTCTTTTCACGATTTCAACTGCTCTTCCAAGACCCCTGTGATGCCAGTCATCATCTTCCGATAATCCATGTTCCTCTGCGTAAATTTCAAAATCCGCATATGACAGTTCCTGTTCGTCTTTTAACTGCTCCACCACCTTGTCCAGATCATAAGCAGTCGGCGCACTCTCAATTTCCGAATATGGAACATATGTAATTTCTTTTCCATCTTCGCGAATATCCGTTATTGTCATTAAATTTTCCGCATCAATCAGTCTCATCTTTCGCCCTCCTGTTCCATGCCTTAATTGCTTCTTTCTTTTTCATTCCTCTACATGGAAATATTGCTCCCGGACAGCTATCACAAGTGACGCAGTAATTTCCAAGAAAGAGATTGATTTTTGCTTCTCCGCCACAGAATGGGCACTGCTTAAGTTCTTCACTCATTCTTCATCACTCCAATCCAATTTCTGACCACACCACCGGCAGTATTTGTCTCCATAACACACATTACTCCCGCAATTCTTGCATTCGTAAGCTGTTCCGCCAAAAGTTCCAAGTACAGCAGTAGGCTTTTCGTCTATCTGTTTTTCCATAGCCGCACGGCATTCTTCTAAAGTCCCAATCTTACGGTATTGACGCCAATCGCTTAATGCTTCGTAATAATTGTTTTTCATATCCTGCAATTCTTCTGGTGTTCCGATTGCACGGTACTGCTGTACCTCTTCCAGTGCCTTGATTGCCATCTCTAATGCTTCATCTTCTCCACGTGCTTGCGGGAATAATCCACTGTATTCTCGTATAATTTTAACTGCTTCATTCTCCGTCATTTCACACCTCCAACAGTTCCGGGTTGTCAAAGTTGTTACCGATAACCTCCATACAATCCTGATAATCGTAAATATGTTCCTCTTCAAATCTTCCATCTTCAAGCAATACATTAAAGTAAAAACCTGCTTCGCTTTCATTCCAACCAATGTAGCCACAGCATTCTGCATCCATGCAATTTGCAATGTCATTCTCCCAAATCAGCTTTCCGTTCTTGTCCTTAAGTCCGGTGCACTGGCAGATGGTAGTTTCATTTACTCTGTGCCAATTTTCAAATCCTAAATCTCCTATACTCCCACCTTTTGTATACATATTGCTATCATTTGTTGGAATGATAATTGCTTCATAACCAACTTCGGCATCATTTGACCGTATGAGATTCCCCTTCACCCACTCTCCGTTATCAATCCGCTTTCCACGGAATAAAAATCTATTCTCCATCCTATCTGCTCCTTTCCCTCTTGGGCTTTCTCTGGATGCATGTCAGAGCGTATTTACAGTCCTTGGTGCATATTTTATTTTCTTCGTATGGGCATTTTTTCATAACATTTTTTCCTAGCTAAATGATGCTTCTGGCTGTTTTACCGGCTGAATATAATCATCATCATATTCCTTATCAATAATGATGGCTGTTCCGGCTCTGGATAATCTCAAAAGCAAAACCTCAAATTCACTCAAGTTTCTAAGTGACGAAATCGTCAAATCCTTATAGGCAGAAAGTGTATATGGTTCTTCTTTGCCGCTATCCCATATCCACTTTGACACAGGAATTTCTACATTCAACTTTTCGTCATGCTCGTTTTCAAATGTGATAACTGCTCTCTGTGTGCTACTCCATGATGGCTTATCTTCCAGTTCAAAGCGCATCTCGGCACACACAAATTCATAAGAAATGTCATCATCGTAATTAATGTTTAAACCGTCTGTGTCGATATCCTTTTCGCATTGTTTTATCCATGCTTTGAATAAATCCGTGAGCTTAATTTCTTTCTGCTCCGGCTCCATCATAAGGTCTTTAAAATTCTCCAAAATCTTTCGATTACCCATACAGAAGTCTGAATTAACAATCTCTGTTAAAACAGAATCAAGTTTAGGAAGATACTCTGAAAAATCATAACTCTCAATGTATGGAACCATGACTTCTTTTACCTTTTCCTCAATGGCATGCTTTGCATCTCCCCAGCGAAAAGCATCTTCGATTGCTCCTCCCAATGCATTCATAAATTTTTCTTTGACAATTTCGCTTACTTCATCCGAAGATAAACTTTCCTGTGCTATTTTTAATAATTCCTCTTTCATTGCTTTTTCTCCATTAGATTTTAATTGCTACAAGCGAATCATTTCGCGCTGCCTGCCTATAATAAAAGCAGGAGGTACTATATGATCGCTTGGTTTTGTTATCTAGTTCTAAAATTTAAAACTTCTTACGCAAACCGGAGCTGTCCGGTCTGTCAATCATTGATATACTCATATCTTGCTTCTGCATACACCCAAGAACTATGCCCGCATTTA